GGTTCTTGCTCTTGAACTAGACAGAGCTGGTATCTATGGCACAGGTTCTTCTAACCAGCCAACAGGTTTGACTCAAACTACTGGTATTGGTACTCAGACAATCACTACTTATGGAACTTTTGCTGAGTATATCGGCATGGAAACAGACGTAGCTTCTGCAAACGCTGATGCTGGCGCACTTAAGTACATCGTTAATGCTGCTGCAAGAGGCGCATTGAAGTCTACTGAGAAGGCATCAAACACAGCTCAGTTTGTATGGGAAGGCAACGAGATCAATGGTTATCCTGCTCTTGTTTCTAACCAGCTTGCTAACAACGACGTTCTCTTCGGAGACTTCTCTCAGCTTGTATTAGGTACATGGTCTGGTGTTGACTTGACTGTTGATCCTTACGCTGGTGCGACAAGTGGTAACGTCAGAGTAATTGCATTACAAGACGTTGATTTTGCAGTCAAGCAACCTGGCGCATTTTGTTACGGAACATAAGAACATGAAGGTTAAAATCCTCCGTGATGTAATGGTAGCTGGAGTCCGTAAGGACTCTGGCTCTACCGTTGACCTTGATAATCATGTTGCTCAACTATTAATCGGTCAAAATCAGGCCGAAGAGTATGTTGAGCCTGTCAAGAAGGCTGCTCCTAAAGCAGCAACACCTAAGCCAAAGACAACTCCTGCTCCTCAGTAAAATGGGTTTAATTCAACAAAACCTAGAGTCAGTTAATTTTGTTGCAGGTCATCCAACAGCAGCTCGTACTGCTACTGGACAAACAAGTGGAATCGACGTAAGAGATTATGACGGTGATCTTGTTTTTATCTTGGATTCTGCCGCAGGCGGTGGTTCAAGTCCGACCCTTGATGTAACTATTGAAGACTCTGCCGATAATTCTTCTTTCAGTGCCTTAAGTGGTGCAGCCTTTACGCAAGTAACAGGTTCTGCTTCTGCTCAAACACTTGAAGTTGATGCGAATGGTTGCAAACGCTATGTACGAGTTAAGTACACAATTGGAGGTTCCTCTCCTACCTTTACTTTTTCAGTCAATTCAATTGGCTTGAAGAAGTACGGCTAAGTTACATAGCCCCTTAATTGGGGCTTTTTTTTTATGGCTTTTACTGAAGATTTAGACGTATTTTTTTCTGATTTTAATGACACTGTTGTTTACGATAGTGCCACTTATAAAGGTATTTTGGAGCAGCCTGACGAAATAGTTGCTGATGGTGTCGTGATGACCACCGACTATATGTTGACTGCTAAGACAACTGATTTAGGAGCTTTGATTTTTGATGCTGCTTTAACAGTTAATGGAACTGCTTATAAAGTTCGTAGTACAAGAAAGATAGATGATGGAAGTTTCTGTATCCTTTCATTAATGAAGAATTAACTCATGGCAAGTAAAAGGGAACAGATTATTGCAGCATTAAAAACAACTCTTGCTGGAACAACTGGTGTATCAAATCGTATTTACAGGTCGAGAGCAGAACCTACTACTAGAGCTGAATCACCAGCTTTGGTTTTAGAATGGAGCAATGATCAGCCTTCAATTAGAGGTACAACAGGTCATATTGATTGGACTTTAAGGTTAAGAGTTGTTGTTATCTCTAGGGGAACGATCCCAGATAATTTGGCAGATGCAACCGTTGAAAGTTTACATTCTAAGCTATTAGCTGATCCTACGGTTGGTGGTTTAGCAATAGATGTACGTCCATCCACTACAACATTTGAGTTGATAGAGGCAGATCAGCCAGCAGGGTTAATCATGTGTGAATTTGAGGTTGATTATAGAACTCCTTATGGAACTCTTTCTTGACCCCTAACAACCCATATTGTTTATGATGTTAATTGAAATTCTTGGGAGAGGGCAGGAAATCATTCCTTGTTCCTGCTCCAATTCCAATCAAGGTAATTACGAATGGCCTTATTAACACGCAAACGAGTCATTGCTGTTCTAAAGGAAAGCACTGCTGGAACTTACAATGCTCCACAAGCTGCTAATTGTCTTCTAGTTCGTGACCTAAATATCACTCCACAACAGAGTGATGTAGTAAGTCGTGACCTTGTTAGACCTTACTTTGGAGCCAGCGAACAGCTACAAGCAAACACCAGAGTTGAATGTACTTTTTCTGTTGAAATGGCAGGGATCGGACAAAACGCTGGTAGTAATGAAGATGCTGATAACGCTCCTAACTTTGGCGAGTGTCTTGAAGCTTGTGGATTTACTGCGGAGTCAACAGACGATGCAAAACGTCTTTACACTCCTAACTCTCTTGACTCCACAACAGTCAGTATTCTCTACAACGTAGATGGTGTTCAACACACCGTAAAAGGAGCAAAAGGAACATTTTCAGTTACCTGTTCTGTGGGTGAAATTCCTACTTTTGACTTCACTTTTACTGGAGTGTATATAGCTCCTGCTGACGCAACTGCTTTAACTCCTTCTTATCAGAAGCAAGCATCTCCATTGCTCTTTAACAACTCCAACACTGGTACGTTCAAAATCTTTGGTGAGACAGGTCTTCAGATGAGTAACTTCTCCTTGGATATTGGTAATGAAGTTATTTACCGTGAGCTAGTTGGTGGTAGTCCTGAAGTAATGATCACAAACAGAAATGTTACTGGATCAGTAACTGTCGAGGCTGTGAACTTAGCTAGTGGTGGTAGTCAGCAATGGAATCCATTCGCTGCTGCACTTGCTGATGGAACATTAGGTGAGATTAGTTTTGTTCATGGAACTACTGCACTTAACAAGGTCACAATTCAGTCAGGTCTTGTAACCAGTCAAGCAACAAAAGATCGTGTTGACTTGGGTGCTATCGGTTACTCCGAAGAAGACGGAGTTGCAATGTGGGATTGCCCTTACACAATGATTCCTTCTACAAGTGGTAATGATGAGCTTTCAATCATCTTTGAGTAGTTAAATCTTCACTTTGTAGTTTTGGGGGGTTTATACCCCCCTTTTTTTGGGCTATTGTAATAAGGCATATCTTTATTCTTTATGGCATTTATCCGTAGAAAGTCAAAAGCCTATCCTTGGCCTGTTGAAATCCAGCGTCCTTCTGAAACAAATCCTGGTGAATTTGAGACAGATACATGTACTGTCAAATTCAAACGATTAACAAAAAAAGAGTTAAATGCTTTCACTGAAGCAGAAGAAGATAAAGCATTAGAAAAAATTGTTGTTGGTTGGAGTGATATTTCAGAAGAAGATGGAACTGAGATCCCTTTCACCAAAGCCACGTTAAAAGAATTTTCGGAAGACGTTGATTTCGTCGCTGGTGTTGTTGAAGCGTTCCAGAAGTTTTATACAACAGGTAAGGAGGGAAACTAACAGAGGCCGCTATTTACTGGGCTTCTGGCGGCAAAGAAGTAGTGGACATGACTCAAGACGATGCAAAAGCGTTTGGTATTGAGATTCCTAAAAGTCCAGAAGTAAAGGATGAATTTGAGGTTTGGGATTGTAATTGGGAAACAGTTATCATGTTTTTGAAGATGCAAACTCAATGGACTGTCTCAATGGCTGGGTATGTTGGATTAAAATATGAGGTATTATTAGTGGCTGGAGGTCTATTTGACCTCTACAATATAAAAGACCGCACTGAGGTATTGGAAGGACTTCAAACTATGGAAACTGCGGCACTCAAGGAATTTAGTAAGAAGGAATCGAAATAATGGCTGGACAAACAATTGCTGATCTAAAGATCCGTTTACAAGCGGAAGGTGGTCAAGAAGTTGAATATTTACGGAAAGAATTAGGTCAGTTACAGAAAGTCGGAAAATTAACAGAAGCTCAGTTAAAGAATCAAGTTATAGCAGTTAAGTCACTTGGTAAGGCAACGGTAGGTACAACAAATGGATTAAAAGCTCAGATTGCGGCGTTTGAAAAAATTAGAGGTAATGCAAGAAATACAAGCAATGTATATAGAGATTTAACTAATGATCTACGCAATCTAAATAGAGAATTAAAAAAACAAATTGATTTAGAGACAGGTGTACCTGGAAAAGCTGGTGGGATACTGGGGCTTTTAGGAGGTACTGGTAAAACTCGGAGGTTATATCCTGAGAAACAACCTCAAGATCAAACTTTAAAATATTTATTAGGGACGCAATATTTTGGGAGTGGCAAGGGTTCTGAACGATTAGTAGGGACTATTGATGAGTTTGCGAGACGACTTGATAAGTTACAACGTGGTTTTAAAGAGACTTCTTGGGATGACTTAGAGCAAGGTGATAAAGGTTTTTTACGACAGTTACAAATTGCGGCAGCGACAAAATATAAGGGGTTAGGTAATACCTATGGCAAAGATTTAAGGGGAATAGCGGACGCATCTCTAAAATCAGGTTCAGATTTAAGTCAAACAGGTGTCTTAAATAAATATCAAATGCAAGCTCTCGGTAGAGAGGAGAATTTAGATATTAGGGGTAAATCATATTTAGATTTAGTCACCAAGATTACTGGTGAACAACAAACTCAAAATCATCTTCTTGAAAAAGTTAATAATAGATCAGCAGAAGAGTTAGCAACGCAGCGAGCAAGAACAAGACAAATTGGTGAACAAAACAAACTTGATGTTACTCATATAAAATCCAGTGTTTATCAAGATTATGTACGAGGTTTAGAGCTTAACGCTCGGAAGAATAGAAAAACTTCTCCTGCAACGATGTTCGGGATGAAAGGTAGGGATATTGATCCTGAGACGAAGAGATGGAGAGCTATAGATGGTTTTTTTAGGTCAACATCAATTATTGCTGATGAAGTTTTAGGTATAAAAGGTACGAAATTAACTGAAGATTTAGATAGGTTCAGAGCAAGAGATACAGGCTCACTTCAGAAGCATTGGAAGACTGGCGCAATTCGGGGTAATTTGTTTACCCAGAGAAAAGGTGATAAGCCTAAAAGTTTAACTCAGTTTTATGAGGGGATGGCTCTGGATTCTGAAGGAATCCCTCGTGCGCCAAAGGGTTTTGGCTTGTCAAAGATGCAAGCCAAGCAATCAATATTCGGGGGGTTGAAACAAACGAGAGATACAGATCCTTATGGTTTAGGCGGCCCAAGGCAATATGATAAAACGCCAAAGGGGATAGCAGATCAAGTCAGAGATCTTCAACAGGATCTTATGGCGTTGAATCCTGAGAATAAGGAATGGCTTCAAGTTACAGAAGAGATAACTGCTGCTGAGAAAGAACTTCAAGCAATCGTAGATAAAGGTACGAAACGGTTAAAGGAAAGAAGGCAAGAGATAGGTCAGAAAGTTGCTGGTAAATCTCAAAATATCTATGGTCAAAAGCTTTTACCTGCTGCTGGTGGAACCAGTGCAGGGAAGATGCAGCGAGATATATTCTTAGCTGGTAAAGATACTGGTTTTAGTGCTGATCAGTATGGCCCTCAAATATCAAGTATTCAAAGGGCTACTGAAAGTCAAAAGGACTTTGTAAAACGTCTTCAAGAATCTGTAAAAACAGGGAAACTTAATATCAATACGCTTACTCAGCACAAAGCCAAGCTAGATGAAATTAGAAATGGTCTTGACCCTACAAGTGCTGCTTTTAGAAGAGCCACCAAAGCTATTCAAACGACAGATCAAGCTTTAGGAAAATTAAATAGGACATCCGCAGGTAAGAGATTTATGGGTGCAGCTCAAGGGATATTGGGTGCAAGTTTCTTTGGTGGGCCTGCTGGTTTCTTAGGTGCCACGGCAGGTGCTGGGATACAAGCTTTGCGTGGTCAGGATAATTTAAGGGAGGGTGCTGCAACTGGTGGATTAATTGCTAGTCAGGTGCTTCAGCCTATTGCTGGTTTTGGTGCTGAATCAGCTAATTACACAGCAATGATTGAGAAATCAAAAATTGCTTTACAAGCTGCCACCAAAGTAGAAGGAGACGCAATTGCTTCTAAAGAGGCTTATGCGATTGCTTTAGGGACTGCTGCTTCAGTAACTGAACGATTTAACGTGCCACAAGAGTTGGCAGCACGGGGAATGACACGTTTAAGTGCTGCTGTAATTGGTGCTGGAGGTAATATTCACAATGCGGGAGTTGCGTTTGAAAATATTAGTGCAGCGATAAAAGCTACAGGTGGTTCGACAGAAGATACGAAGGCTGCGGTAACAGCGATGGTTCAGATATTTTCGAAGGGGCGTGTCAGTGCAGAAGAGCTGTCAGGCCAGTTGGGAGAACGGTTCCCAGCCGCCGTTACTTTATTCGCAGAAGCGAATAATATGACGACTCAAGAGTTACAAAAGGGATTAAAAGATGGTGCAATTGGTTTAGATAAGCTTTGGAAGTTTGTATTGAAACTTGGAGATAAGTATGTAGGTGTAGCTGAAGCAATTGGATCAGCAAGTGTTGAGGCAGGGGTTAGATCTCAAATAGCGTGGAATAAAGTCAAGTTGGCTGTTGGTGCTGCTTTGCAGCCTATTGGTGCTGATTTGCAAGTTGTAGGTGCTGAGATTCTTACGACTCTTGTTCCTGCTTTAACAAAACTCGCAGAAGTTACTGGTTCTGCTCTTAAAGTTTTATCTGGTGCTTTGGTTGGGATCGTTGAAAATTTAGATAAAGTTATTTTTACTCTTGGTACTTTTGTAACAGCATTAACCATTGCTCATGGTCAAGCATTAGTGGCGTTTGCAAATGCGTTGATTGCAGTTCCTCTGATGAATTTCATCAAAGGTTTAGGTTTGGCTAAACTTGCACAGGAAGCTTTTGCTGTGGCAACTGGAAAAGCAACTGCTCAAGTGAGGCTTTTCAATATTGCAATAAATAAAAATAAATTAGTTCTTGTCTTAACAGCGATTGCTGCTGCTGGGAGTGCAGCATGGCATTTTGGAAGACAATGGCAAAGAACAGTAAATGAAATAGAGAAAGGCAAGATGCCTTTACAGGAAGCAAGGATCAAAGTTGCAGAATTAGAAGAAGCATTAAAAGGTGAATCAAATGAAAAGATAAGAGCAAGACTTCAGACACAAATTGATATGTTTAAGGCGGCTATTGAGGCAAGGGAAGGTCTTGTTAAAAAGGCAAAGGAAGCAGAAGCTAAAGCATTTGAATCAGCGAAGCCAGATGATACAGGCAAATGGAAAGAAGTGAAGGAATATGTAGCCGAACTAGGGATGGGTGGAAAACATCTTCAAACTACATTTATAAATGCGTTTAAAGGAATGGAAGATGCAATGGTTAATTTTGTAATGACAGGAAAAATTAAATTTAAAGAATTTGCTCGTTCTGTTATTGCTGATATAGCAAGAATGATTGCAAAACAAATGATGTTTAATATTTTGAGTGGCTTTATGAATAGTCTTGGTGGTGGGACGACATCTAGCGGGCCTCCACTGCCTAAA